CCCTTATACTTTTTAGAATATCAGTAAAGGTTTCTATTTTTGATTGAAGTCGTCGAATTTTGGAATCCATTTGCTTTTAATTAATTTAGCTCTCATTTTAATATTAGGTTCCTTGCTTAAAGATTTTGCAAGTTTAATATTTTCTTCATCATCATCAAAAAAAGTAAAGTCGTTAAAGCCCATATCTATGAATTTTCTAAACGCTTGCTTTTTCTTTTCAGATGTAGATCCGCTAAAACCTAAAGAAGTATCATTGATCGCAAAAATATATTGTGGATTTATATTAATACCATTATGAGCTAGGAATTGTTGAATAAGTTTTGAATCGTCTCTAGCTGTAATGATACCAACAGCCTTTCCTTTTTGTATAGTTCTTTTTAAGATAGAAAATACCCATTCTATAATTTTACCAGCTTTAAGAATATCCAAACTTTGAAAATCTGAAAAATCCATCTTATCATTAGGCCTAGTCTTAAATGTATTAAATTGTTGTGGAGTAAGTTCAGCAGAAAAACCAGTCTTAGGGTTATGCACCTTAATTTTGCTCTTTGTTACTACAAGAGTATCATCAACATCAAATATGGTTATTGCATTTCTTTTCATTACTTCATTAGTATCTTTCTATATATATTATATCATCTATAATTAATAAGTGTGCTAGCACTCATGTTATAGATAGACAGATTAACAATCACGCCCATTAGTATAAACATGTTTTAAAACCGGGAACCTTAAACTGAATCCTCCGTTTTGATTTTCGCTTTCCTCGAAATACTGAATCGTTACAGTTTTACCAATAATATCTTGTGGAGATTTAAAATACATTTCTCTTTGTTCTTTAGAAAATCCTGATCCTACATTTACTTTACAACCTTTATGTTCAATTGTAATGTTACTTAAACATTCTCTTTCTACTTGTTTACCATTTTCTGTCCATCGGATAAATGCATTGGTAGTTCCTAAGACGGTATATTCTGCATCATGGAATTTTTTAACCTTTAGTAGATTATGGCTTCTTTTACCTTCATAGCCTACATTCTTTCTAACCATGATTCCTTCAAATCCTGCATCTTCAGCAGCCTTTGCCATTTCAGTAAATTGTTCTTCGGTAGTTAATTGTTCTTGTGGTAAGAATTCTAACATATCATAGTTAACATCATTTGGTAAGTTATGATAACCATTTCTTAATCTTAATGTTAATGGTGTAGTTCCAGTTTGATTATCAAATTGTTCTAAGGTTAAATAATCAAATACAAAGAATTTAGGTTTTTCAATTTGATGATCCTTTTTTCTAATCTGTTTCATGATTCCTTGAAAATCTTCATTGCCATCTTTATCAACCATACAGATTTCTCCATCTAAAATAAAGTTACCTGGAATCTTTAGAATTTCATTTTCTAAATTACCTAATGTTAAAAATTCTTTACCACTCCTAGAAAAGAATGTTACTATATCATTTTCTTTTCGGCAAATACAACGAACCCCATCTAATTTTCTAGAACCGTACCAGTCTCCACTTTTGAAATCTACTCTTTTTACATTATAAGGATTTGCTAATGCAACCTTGAATGTTGGTATACATCCTGGAATTACTTTATTAATAGAACTGGTAGATGCACCCATTTTAAGGTCTCTATCAATAATATTATAAATAAGTTTTTCGTGTTGAATATTTTCTAGGATAAATCTGTTAACATTTGCAATTGCATTATGCCCAGTAGAAACTCTGTTTGCTAAATCATTTAATATAGTAAAGATACTACCATAAGTATTTGCATGGCCAAGTAAATCAGAATTCTTTTTACAATTTTTTGAAGTTACATTATATTTCTTATAAGGATTATAAGTATAATTAAAAATCATTTGTAGAAATTTACTATCAGAGTGTTTCTTAATAGTTTCAATTTTGTAATTACCCGAAGATGAATCATTCATTTCATCAATAAATGATTGTAGATAATTTAGGTTTTTTGTTAGTTCAGTCATATTCCGTTTTGTTTAATTTATTATAATATAAATATAATCAATTTTTATCGGTTCTGAACTATAAATTCACGTTTTTTTCAAAAAGTTATTAACAATTTAAAAACATTATTGTTGTCCCTGCAGGGTTCGAACCTACGCTCTTCTGTACCAAAAACAGACGTGTTGCCAATTACACCAAGGGACAATTTAAGAGAAGGTTTCGGGTCTTTCAAGGTTACAGGTTTGCAATCGTAATATTAACCTTTGTTCTTTGTATGTTTTGCCTAACTGCTTCACTACCTTCTCTTGCAAAGATTACTCTTTATTCTTTTTCTTTTCTAATTTTTCAACCATCTTATTAAACTGTTTAGCAGTTAACCCGTTATGGTTAGATGAAAAGGGTTTCCATTGAACAATAATAGCTAGCAAAAATACACTACCTATAAAATGCCAAAAAGATTGAAATATAAATTCTAAAATATTCATTGTTGTTTATTGTTTATATGTAGTAAATAAAAAAAGTTTAAATACACTTATGGTTTTTTAAATAAGAATGAGGTGCGCGCAGCCAACGGCTTGCCTGCTTCTATATGTATTGGTAAGTCAAAGAGTGGTTTATTTGGCCCCCAGTTTCCACTGTCGTTTTTAATCCAATTACCATCCCAGAGAACACCACAATTAAAAAATTCATGAACAGCCGTCCATACGCCCTCACAATTTACATAATCATGACCAGCTATTATCCCTCCTCTTTTTAGCTTTGGGTAAAAGAGTTGTAAATCTAGTAACACGTCTTTATATTCATGAGACCCATCAAGAAAAATAAAATCTAAGCTTCTATTTTTATATGATATAGCAGCATCATGGGATCTTTTTCTTATAGGATTAATAACATCAGATGCTGACTGCGTATTTTTAAGAAAAGTAGAATATAAAAAATCTTTATCTTTCTGAAATTCAGTAACCCAAGGTTTATTATCTTGGTTATGTTCTATTGAACCTTCCCAAGTATCGATACAGTCAAATTTAATATTCTTTTTGCTGTTTATTATTTCAACTGCCATGAAAGAAGCACTTCGCCCTTTCCAAGAACCTACCTCAACAAAATGAGAGTCGTCAGTAAAATTATCTACTACATAAGAGTATATGTCTGAAAAGTCAAACCAGTCTTCACCTATCGTGTCGTAGAAATGTTCCATTAAAATTCAGTATTAAAAAAGAATGTTTGAAATAATCTACCGTCATTTTTATCATTACCAAAATATTCTAGAGATCTATGAAACATATCTCCTCTATATAAAACTAGTCGATTATATACATTCCCAACCATTGCAGTCATATCCCATTTACTGTAATCATGAGCATCTGCATTAATTACATCTAAGCCAGCTTGGTTATAACTACCATCTTTATTCATTTGAGCAGTTTCCCATCCAGTTTTCTTATGTCTAAATATACCAGTACCACTATCAGCTGGTGCATCAGGTGTTAAGTAACAAACCCCCGCCCACATGGTAGTATGATCAGCATGGATCCAGCTTACATCATCTTTTATTGTATATTGAAACGCAGTACAGTACTCATCTCCAAAACTTGTAATATTACCACCGTGAGGTTTTACGATACCTTGTATTACTTGCTCTAAATCCCAGCCGTGTACAGGTTTAGTTCTTCTTCCTGGAAAATTACCAGCAACATTAAAGGGTTGTGCTAATGCCCATTCTCTAGTTTCATCTGGATTATTGTAAAAATCATCAGTTATAATTAAATTAGTTTTCATTGTATGTTTGTTTTTATATTTATTAGACTACTTAGTTTATTGAATCTTCATCATTAGGAGTATTTAAAAATAGCATTGTTTTTAATTTTTGTAAGTTAGTGCATTTTTCATATTCCTCAATTTCTTCAAAGTATTTAATTAAACCATTAATGCTTTCTACTTTAGCATCAATTGAATCCTTTCTTTTTAATACCGAAGCAGGGCTTTGCATTAAGACATGATATGATAAATCCATAAATTGATCAAAGTCAGTTTGCTCCAACGTTAGTAGTAAACTTCTAATGAAGTCATCTCCAAAACCATTACTTTCCATTATGTTTATTTTTAATTTTTTGTATTAGCATTTTATCTTCTTCATCTAAATTATCAGGTATATCAACAATAACACTTATAAGTAAATCAGTAAATTTACCCTCTTGTTTATAAATAGGAAATCCTTTACCTTTAACTCTTAACACTTTTCCATTTGGTGTACCCGGTGGTATGGAAAATGTTATAGTCTTATCAAAACAATTAAGAGAATCCTTACCACCTAGCAATGCATCATATAAAGATATATTTTTTATTGTATGCAATCCTTGGTTATCTATGAAAAAATTACGATCATGAACAATATCAATAGTCATAATTAAATCACCACTCAACTCCTCAGTCTGCCCACGCTGACCTAATCCTTTTAGTCTTAACTTCTGTCCTGTTTTAATACCGGGTGGAATGTCAACCTTTATAGTTTTCATACCTATATTAACATCTCGGCTAGTTCCATAATATGCATCTGCTAATGATATCTTTAAAATACCTGAAGTATTTCTACCTTTGGTATTAAAACCGTATCTTTGATTAAATGCTCCACTAAAGTTTTGATTTCTAAGTAAATCCTCAAACATACTATCATTAAAATCTCCACCAAAACCACCACCAAATGGATTGGATTGCATCTGATCATATCTTGCTTTTTTGTTTGGATCACTTAAAGTTTCATATGCATCAGCTACCTCTTTGAATTTTTCTTCATTACCTTTAGATTTATCTGGATGATATTCTTTAGCTAAATTTCTATATGCTTTTTTAATTACATCAGCCTGTGCAGTTTTGTCTACACCTAAAGTTTGATAAGGGTCTTTCATTATTTCCAGAGAAGTTGTATACCTATTAGACTACATGCTAAGAATAATGATACAATTGTTTTTGTAGTAATTCCTTCACCAAGAAAATACCAAGTTAAAAATGTAAATGAAATAATACCAGATCCAAATGCGATAAACCTACCAGGCCATAGAAGGCCATCATAATATTCAACCATGAACTTAGTACCATAAATTAATATGTAACTAATTGTAGTACCAAATAATACTGAAACTGTAAAGGGGTTCTTTTTAAACCACGGCCATACAAATTGCCCATTGGTCTGAAACCAAATAGCGGCCTGGCCAGTAAAGAATAGTAAAAATGCTAATAATAATTTATTCATCTATATGATATTTATATCCTTGTCTTTCCATAAATCCTAAATGAGATTCCATTTGTTTTGCAGTTATAAAAACAGACGGCTCTTTAACTACAGTACCATCTTCTCGTTTTTCATATGCTTTATTTAAAAACCATTTATCTTTTTTTGATTCCCACCAAAACCAAACCTTTTGCCATGACTTAGGTTTCTTTACATAAGTTTTATTACCCTTATCTAAATGAGCAACAAATTGTTTATATGTAATATCCTTAGTAGACATTATTTGTTTTTTGATTCTCTAATTGAAAGCCTTTGAATTTTTTCCTCTAAGACAAATTTCTTTTCTTCTAGCTTATTCTTTGCTTCCAACTGATTTGCAATTCTTTCTAGGACATGTACTAATTTAGGTATATCTCCATCTATTAATTTGCGGCCCATCTGTGTTCTAAAAAATTCTGACATAGTTATGTTTATTTTTATATGCAATAACTCAAAGTTTGTTTACAAATATATAAACAAATATAACAATTAAATTATGAAGACAATACCAAACTTTAAAAACTTTGACGTTAATGAAACTGTTACAGCAGTTGGTTTTGGAATGGGGAATTCCCCACAAAACTTTGGGCTAGGTGGAGGAACACCACAAACTGGATATAGTATGACACCAATAGCAGGTGTAGTCGAATCATGTTCTAATCATGTAGCAGAACAGGCAAAAATGTATGAATCTAATGATAATGATGATCATACTGCTGAATCATATATGAAAGAAGCTAAGAAACATATTAATGAATCTATGGATAAAGCTTATGAAGGCTATGGTTCTATGGATGAAGGTAAATCTGTAAATGAAGCTATGGTCCAAATAAAAGGAAAAGATAAACCGTCAGGTGCAAAAGTATTAGCCAAAATTATCGTTGGTGAATTTTACGATCAAAAAAAGATTAGCAGTAGAGAAGTAAAAGAATGGGAACAGGGCATTGCTGAACTAATCATGAACTCAACATTTTAATATGAATATTTCAAACTTTGAATCTTTTGGATTAAACGAAGCTGAAAAGCATGAATTCAATCCAAATGAAACAGCAGAAAGGCTAAAGAGAAGAGAACAGCAAAACATAGATAGGTTTAGAGCTGCACAGGAAAGAGAAGATGCTTTCGGTATTACTTATTATAAATACAGAATTGCAATTGACAAAATTGATTTACAAAAATTAAAGCTGCAAACACAAATACATCAGCTTAAGCAAAAATACAAAAAGTAATGGATTCAAAACAAACCACAAATAGTAGAAAAGACCAAAATACTATAAGACATTTTAAAGGAACTGTAAAACAGTTTAAAGATATGTTTGATGATTTAGCAGATGGTGAAGATACTAATGCATACGATAGTCCAGTTAGGCAAGGATTTGATGTTCATCCGACCAGAGATAAAGATAACACCAGTCCTCACTGGGATAAAGACTATGAGGATGAAAAAACTCAGAATGAAAATCATATACCAACATTTGATACATTTTTAAATGAAGCTAGAACTACAGATGGCTTAGGAAAAGATGCAATGCAAATTTATAGAGACTTAGATTTAATATTAGGAATTACTGATAAGAAATATACTATTCGTAGATATGAGGAAATTAACCCGGCTATAAAAGATCATAAATTATTTAAAAAGATATCTGCGAGAGAAGAAAGAATCTTAGGAAATGCATTAGGTAACTTAATGAGAATAGCAATAAGAATGGAAAGATAATATGAAAGCAAATACAAATCACATACCAGAATTTAATATATTTGAATCTAAAGAATCTGATGCATTAGCAAAAGGAATTAATAAAGCAATAATTAAAATTGACGATTCAATGTCATATAAAGATTTTGCTTTGGCTATAGGTAAAATACTTAGAGATGATTATGGCAAACATAACTTTGAACCTTTTATGAAAGTTCTTCATAAAGACTTAGGAATGTAATTTAAATTTACATTACCACCTGTGTGATCTATTACCCATACATTGTCTTCTAGCTGTTTCTGTGCATGATTCATTAATGCTTGGTATTCATTCCAATCCTCCTCAGCTTTAATCTTATCTTTTAAATCTTGCTCGGACATAAATTTTAAATGTTCTTCAATATACTCAGGAACTGTATGCCCTTTGTATCTACCCATACCTCCGGTAGGTTTATGACGATCTACGTAAGCATCATAAAAAGCATTAGTAGTCTTCTTAGATCTAAATTTATTGAAGACTAGCTCATTTGAGAATCCATCTGCAAATACAGCAGTCAATTCACCAGATCTATAAATTTCTCTTACGGTTTTTCGGTCAATACTTAATTCATTTTGACTTTCCATAATTTTTGCTACATATGCTGTTGGGTACTCCACGTGATATTCAGTTTCTTTCCCGTCCATGTATACTACTTTTACTGTTTCCATTCTTATAAATTTAATGTTATGTAATTTTTAATCTTTTTCCAATAGTGTACTGTTCTCTTATTCATATAACCTTTAGGTCCACCATTCCAGTTCCTTGCCATCTTTTCATAGGAACTATTTAAGTGATATGTATCTGCCCAAATATTAAACATTTCTATTGACTTAGTTGAATCTTTTCTATCTTTATTTCTAAATCTTTTTTCTAGGCCTTGGTTTTTAAGAATACGATTTACTTCCCTAACCATAATAGGTCTAATTTGCAAAAGACCAACTGAAGGTGTTCCTAAATTAAGATCCCCTATTGCATTTGGGTTACCACCACTCTCAATGAAAGCCATAGCCTCTATGAGCTCTTCGCGGTTATCTATCTTTCCATTGATGATGTTAACTTCCTCTTCTATAATTTCAATAATAGGATTATCTATAACCTCTGTAGCCTCTTGTTTGATACTCTTGGATGTACTCTTAGATCCTGTTAGAGTAAAAGCAAACACTGAGACCATTATAACATTAATATACTTCATTATCTACACTTAATAGTTGATATCTTTGATGTACCGGTATTAATCATATTTACAACAGATCCCCAATTTTGATCATCAGCTTCCCATTCAATATCATGAGGTGTATGTTTCATCGACCAGTTGGAAAGTGCATGGCCATTACCGTTTATTTTAAAATCACCATCAGAATTCTTTTTAAATTTTAG